GTTACTGCTGCTATAGTTGATGTGTCACCAGTGCATAAGGTAGATTATAGTTTAGGTAATATAACATATGACTTTAAAAAGAATAGACATTTACCAGAATGGGGTGAGATATTTTCACCATGGTGTAAGTTTGTAAGATTAGAAGAGAGTGAGTATGATAACTTCTTATTGTTGTGTAGTGAATACTTAGAGGTATTCTGTCACATAGTAAGAACAGCAGAAAGAGAAACAGACTGGAGAAATACTATGAGAAGATACGATGATCAATTATGGTATTGCACATCTCAGATGAAGAACAAGAAAACTGAGGCAGTGCTATCCCAATGGTTCGATAATCCGTGGGCAACTAAATATATACAGAACATACTATTTGACAAACCCAAACTACGGTAATGTTTTTTTACATACACATGAAAAAGTATTTTTACAAATTTGCTGAATGGGATAAAAACCTAGCAAAAAAATTTCAAGACAAGTTCAAACTATCTGACTATCAGATGCTTTGGTTAGCATTTGGTAAAGGATTTATTATAGGAGCAATTTTACTATGAGGAGAGAAATGTTAGAAGCTCTCAAAGCACTTTCTGTTGGTAACATCAAGAAAGCAAAGATGAATATTGAAATTTATCTTAAAAGTCCTGTAGGTATTGGAGAGCATCCTGATGTTTTAGGTGCTATTCAAGAACAGGTTGATTTAATTGCTAAAGAAGAAGAACGTATTGAAGTAATTAAAAAGTATTTTGACGATGAGTAATCAGTATCTAGGCAACCCCAATCTAAAAAAAGTCAACACAGCAATTGACTTCAAACCAGAAGAGGTTGCTGAGGTATTAAGGTGTCAAGAAGATCCCATATACTTTATCAGAAATTATATCAAGATCGTTTCTCTAGATGAAGGTTTAGTTCCATTTAACATGTATCATTTCCAAGAGGAAATGGTATCTAAATTTCATGATCATAGATTCAATATCGCCAAACTACCACGACAGAGCGGTAAGTCTACGATTGTTACTGCATACTTACTTTGGTATGTGTTATTCAATCCAAATGTCAACGTAGCAATCCTTGCAAACAAAGCAGCGACTGCTAGGGAAATGCTTCAAAGATTACAATTAAGTTATGAAAACCTCCCAAACTGGATGCAACAAGGAATCCTCCAATGGAACAGAGGTTCTCTGGAACTTGAAAACGGCAGTAAAATCATGGCTGCTTCTACTTCCGCTTCTGCTGTCAGGGGTATGTCATTTAATGTTATATTTTTGGATGAATTCGCGTTCATTCCGAATCATATCGCTGATCAGTTTTTTAGTTCTGTTTATCCAACTATCTCCTCAGGTAAGTCTACGAAAGTTATTATCATATCTACTCCTCACGGAATGAATATGTTCTACAAACTCTGGCATGATGCCGAGCGTGGAACGAATGAATATGTGCCTACAGAAGTTCACTGGTCAGAAGTGCCAGGTAGAGATGATGTATGGAAAGAGCAAACTATCAAGAACACATCAGAATCTCAGTTTCGTGTTGAGTTTGAGTGTGAGTTCTTAGGATCTGTTGATACATTGATTGCTCCTAGCAAGTTGAGAATCATGCCATATCATGATCCGATTACATCTAATCGTGGACTTGCAGTATATGAACAAGTAATTCCAGAACATAATTATATTATTACTGTTGACGTATCAAGAGGTGTTGGTAATGATTACTCAGCATTTTGTGTAATAGATACCACAACTATTCCTTATAAGATGGTTGCTAGATATAAGAACAATGAAATAAAACCTATCGTTCTACCAAATATTATTGTAGATGTGGCAAAAAATTATAACAACGCATACATCTTATGTGAAGTAAATGATATTGGTGGACAGGTCGCGGATATTATTCAGTTTGATTTAGAATATGAGAATTTGTTGATGGCTGCAATGAGAGGTCGTGCAGGTCAACAACTAGGTCAAGGTTTCTCTGGTAAGAAAACTCAACTTGGTGTTAAGATGTCTACAGCAACAAAACAAGTTGGATGTTCTAACCTTAAAGCATTAATAGAAGAGGATAAATTACTTATAAATGATTATGACACGATTGCGGAACTAACAACGTTTATTGCAAAGGGTCAAACATTCCAAGCGGAAGAAGGTTGTAATGATGACCTTGCTATGTGTTTAGTTATCTTTGGTTGGATGGCAATGCAACCATACTTTAAAGAAATGCATGACAATGACGTACGTCAACGTATCTACGAACAGCAGAAAGATATGATTGAACAGGATATGGCACCATTTGGTTTTGTAACTGACGGAATGGAAGACGATTATTTTGCAGATGCACAGGGAGATGTATGGAAAGTCGCGGAATATGGAGATAAATCCTATATGTGGGAGTTTAGGTAAGGTTTCAAAAATATAAATAATCCTAGACAATCAGATCTTGGAATTAACCTAGGAGTAAATTAACCATGGCAGCTAATCAATCATCGCCAGGTGTGGTGGTACAGGAGAGAGACCTTACTACTATTACCACATTATCGACCGCTAACGTTGGTGTGCTCGCTGCACCTTTTGAGCTTGGTCCTGTTGAGGAAATTGTCGAAATATCCAGTGAGAGGGATCTTGCAGATAAGTTTGGTAAACCTAACGAGTATAACTATGAGTATTGGTTTACTGCAGCACAGTTCCTTGCATACGGTGGATTGTTAAAAACAATTCGTATCGACTCTTCATCTCTCAAAAACGCAGTTAGCAATGGCACTGCAATTAAAATTAAAAATGCCAATGAGTATGAAACCACTTACGAATCTGCTACTAACGCATGGAAGTGGGCATCAAGGACTTCAGGAACTAAAGGAAATTCAATCGGTGTATTTGTAACAGACGCAGGTGCTGATCAAATCGCTGTTGTTCCCGCTCCTGGTTCAGGTAACGATCATGAATTCGTTGCTGATGAAGCACTATCCGCAACTTCTGGTGCTGCAGGTAAAGTATTCAAATACAGCGTTGTATTGACAGTCACAACTGTTGTTGGTGACTTCGTTCCTGGCACAACAACAACCGTTGCTATCTCTGGTTCTAACCAGACAGTTAACGTACTTGCTTGGGATCCTGCTAATAAGAAACTTGAAATCGGAATGCCTTCTGGTGGTGTTACTGGTATCCTTGCTGATGGACAGACTGTAACTCAAGGTTCTAACACATGTGTAATTGCAACATCTGGTATTGAAAGAAGGGTATATATTGGATTAGATAAAGGTAGTATTGAATTTGCTGCTGCTGATAGTATCGCTGATACTAACTCAACTGCTGTTTCAATCACTTCAGTTCGTTCTGAGTATGCAGAGCGTGAGTATCTACCTGGTTCAAAATGGATTAACGTTGCTCCTCGTCCTGGCACTTCACAGTATGCAACTAATGCAGGTGGATTCAGAGATGAACTTCACATCCTAGTTATTGACATCGATGGTGGTGTTACTGGAACAACTGGTGCACTTCTTGAGAAATTTACAGGTATCTCTAAAGCATCTGATGCTAAGACATCTGTTGGTGAAGCAAACTACTACAAAGAAGTAGTTAAGCAAAAGTCCGAGTATATCTACTGGGGTCTACATGAGACAGGAGTATTCAACGCAACTGCTTCTGCTGCTGCAGGAAACTGGGGTTTAACTGCTGCTTCACGTCAGTTCAACTTACTACGTTCTGCAGATGGATCTACAGGATATCCTGCAGGAAGAACAACTGTAGGTTCTAAGAACAACGCAACATTCTACTACAGACTAACTGGTGGTGTTGATTACGCAGTATCTGGTGGTAACTACACTGTTTCAAATTCAGGAGTTTCAACTGCATATCAACTAGTAGAAGATCCTGAGTCACAAACAGTTGACTTCCTACTTACAGGTCCTTCAGGTGCTGATGATGCTTCTGCTCTTGCTAAAGTAACTGCTCTAGTTAACATTGTTGAAGAGAGAAGGGACTGCATGGTATTCGTTTCTCCTCGTAGAGGAAACGTAATTGGAGTTACTAATTCTACTACTGCAACAGAAAATATCGTTGACTTCTTCGATCTACTACCAAGCACTTCTTACATGGTGTTTGATTCTGGATACAAGTATATCTACGATAAGTATAATGATGTATACAGATACATTCCATGTAACGGTGACATCGCAGGTCTATGTTTACAGACAACTGAGGTTTCAGAACCATGGTTCTCACCTGCAGGTTTCCAACGTGGTATTCTAAGAAATGCTATTAAACTAGCATACACACCAACAAAGACACAAAGAGATCGTCTGTATGGAAACAGAATCAACCCTGTCGTATCATTCCCTGGTCAAGGCGTCGTCCTCTTTGGTGACAAGACTGCACAAGGATTTGCATCCGCGTTTGATAGAATCAACGTCCGTCGTCTATTCCTCACCATCGAACGTGTTATCTCAGGTGCTGCTAAGTCACAACTCTTTGAGCAAAACGATGAAGCACAGAGATCACTCTTCTTGAATATTATCGAACCTTATCTAAGGGATGTTCAAGGTCGTCGTGGTGTAACAGACTTCTTAGTTAAGTGTGATTCATCTAACAACCCACCAGAGGCAGTTGATCGTGGAGAGTTCTTCGCGGAGATCTTCGTGAAACCAACACGCACAATCAACTACATTACCTTGACATTTGTAGCAACTAGAACTGGAGTTTCATTCAGCGAAGTAGCAAATTAAATTAAATACACACTTTTTTCAGAGGGTTTCCGCATTGGTACCCTCTGAAAATTTTTATTAGTCTAAATATAACTGACGGAGACACCTAAAAAAATGGCAAAAAGAGGAACTATTGACGATTTTAAGGCAAATGTCACATCAGACTTTGCTCGTCCTAACCTGTTTCAGGTTGATCTAGCATTTCCCACTGGAATCATTAATAATGCAAGTCTTGTAAACCTTGGAAAATTTACTGTTCGCGCAGCAAACCTTCCTTCATCTCAGATTGGCGTTATCGAAGTTCCTTTCAGAGGACGTGTTCTAAAGATTGCAGGAGACAGAACGTTTGAACCTTGGACAATTACTGTTATGAACGATTCTAAGTTCATCCTTAGATCCGCATTTGAAAAGTGGGCATCAAGTATTCAAGCGTACAACGAAAACTTCACTTCCGCAGCAACACTTGGAAACGAGAATGACTCGACTGGATACTTTGCTGACATGAGTGTTCACCAATTAGCAAAAGATATTAAGAGTGGTGGCAAGCCTAAAGTGCTTAAGTCATACAAGTTCTATAATATATTCCCTAGTGCAATCGCAGCGATTGATCTAGATTACGGAAACAATGATGCAATCGAAGAGTTCACAGTAGAGATGCAAGTTCAATACTGGACTCCACTTGATGCGTCAATAGCAGCGAACAGTTAACCCGCTAAATATAACAGGACCAATAATTTAACTTTAAATAATGGCAAATCAGCTCTTCGGTTTTTCACTTGAGAGAGCGAAGAAGGTTCCTAAGGGACCTTCTTTTGTTCAAAAGGATAGTATGGATGGATCGCAACCTATTGTAGGTGGCGGTTACTATGGATATTCCGTTGATTTTGATGGCACAGTCCGCAATGAGTATGAACTAATCACTCGTTATAGAGAGATGGTTCTACAACCAGAGTGTGACAGTGCGGTTGATGACATCGTGAATGAAACTATTTGTGGCAACTTTGATGACGTTCCCGTCGAAGTTGAGTTGTCCAACTTGAAACAATCCGACAAAATTAAAAAATTAATCAGAGAGGAGTTTTCAGAAATTCTTCGTTTGCTTGATTTTGATAATAGATCGTACGAAATCTTCCGTCGTTGGTATGTCGATGGAAGATTATTTTATCATAAGGTTATTGACCCAGATAACCCTAGGGACGGTCTTGTGGAATTGCGTTATATCGATCCCCGCAAGATTCGTAAGGTTACAGAGTATGATCAGAAACGTCCTAACGATCTTCGTGGACTTGATCTTAATACTCAACTTACACAAAAATCTGCAGATTATTATCTATATAATCCTAAGGGTTTGAAAAACTCTGGATCACAGCAAGGAATTAAAATTGCTGCAGATTCAATCACTTATTGTCATTCTGGTATACAGGATCTCAATAAGAATATGACACTAAGTCATCTACATAAAGCAATCAAAGCGGTTAACCAACTCCGTATGATTGAAGACTCATTGGTAATCTATAGGTTATCAAGAGCACCAGAAAGAAGAATCTTCTACATCGATGTAGGTAACCTTCCTAAGAACAAAGCGGAACAATATCTCCGTGAAGTTATGGGAAGGTATCGTAATAAATTGGTGTATGATGCAAACACTGGTGAGATTAAAGATGACAAGAAGTTCATGTCTATGTTGGAAGACTTCTGGTTACCTCGTCGTGAAGGCGGTAGAGGAACAGAAATCACTACTCTTCCAGGTGGACAAAACCTTGGTGAACTAGAAGACGTTAAGTATTTCCAGAAAAAGTTATACAAAGCGTTGAACGTACCGTCATCAAGACTTGAAACTGAGACTACCTTTAACATAGGTCGTGCTGCTGAAATTACTAGGGACGAAGTAAAGTTCCAGAAATTTATTGCACGTCTCCGCAAGAGATTCTCAGAATTGTTCATGGATCTCCTTAAAACTCAACTTGTTCTCAAGGGCACAATGACTCTTGAAGATTGGGATGAGATGAAAGAGCATATCCAATTTGATTTCATTGCTGATAATTACTTTACTGAACTTAAAGAAATTGAAATCCGCAATGAGCGTATGAATCAAGTGAACACAATGGATCCTTACGTCGGCAAATATTTCTCTATTGATTATATGCGTCGTCAGGTTCTAAAACAAACCGAACAGGAGATTAAGGAAATTGACAAACAAATGGATTCTGAGCGAGAAGCAGGTCTTATTGTTGATCCTGAGCAAGCAATGGATCCCGCTATGGATCCTGGCGCTGCCCCAAATGGGGAAGTAGCTCCACAAGAG